CCGCCGTGCCGATGTCGAGCACGTTGCCAGTGCCGGCGTTGAAGACGGTCGAGACGTTGACGCCGGAAATGGCCTTCATGATCACGGCATGAGCCGGCAAGGTGCCGACTTTCAGCACCTTGCCATTGTCACCGAACACGAAGTCCTTCCGAAGATACTGAATGCACTGGTAGAGGTCATTCCGCGCGGGAATGGTGTTGTTGAGAGGCATGGTCTTGCCCTTTCCTGATGATGAATGAGAAAAGGGGCAGGTTTCCCCGCCCCATGCCTGGATTAAGCGTCTTCAGCCGCGGCTACGAAGACCGTGACAACGCCCCACTGGACGAGGTTGGAACCGTCCATCGGGTGCTTTTTGGCGAGCTTGGCAACGCCGTAGGCCATTTCCGTACCGACGCCGGTGATGAACCCGTAGTCGTCTTCCTTGCGGAAGGTCGGCTTTGCCATCTGTCCCCAGCCGAGAACGAGCGCCTGTTGACCGCAGAGGAACACCGGCTCGACACGGGCAGACGAGGCGCCGGCCGTCTTGAGGGTGGTCCAGACGTTGGTCACGTAGGAGGAGATCTCCGGCACCTGACGGATGATGACGCCGTTATAGATCAAGTCGCCGTCCTGGAAGATCGGGTTCTTGTCCATGCCGTTGCCTTCACGGGCGCGAGCGTCCTTGTTGGCAGCGATGATCGTCGCATCCTGGGACAGATCGCGGAAGGAATTCGTTCCCGCGAACATGACGTAGTATTCGTAACCATCGCGCGTCTTGTAGGGGCGGATTGCCGGGTTGGCATTCATGGCCCGACGCTTGGCGAGGGAAACGATGGCTGCAGACAGCTTGTCGTCGGTGGTATCGACGTTCGCCAGCGCGGTTGCGTGGGTGGCGTTGTAGTTGCTGACAAGCTTGCCATAGAGAACGCGATCGGAGTTGGCCGCGTTCCAGGTGTTTCTTTCCGCTGCGGTGGCGTCCTCGTAGAGAATGCCGTTAACGGTATTGCCCGGGTCGGATCCGAGGCCGGCAGGAGCGCTTTCCTTCGGGAGGGACATGAACGCGGACACGATGTCGTCGCGCTGACGTTCCTTGCCCCAATCGGACAGCAGGGGCTTGGCCTCACCGAAGATGTCGGCAGACTCCTTCTGCGTTTCGCTCTTCTTGGTGACGACGGCGTGGCGAGCCCAATCGATCCACAGCCGGAAGCCGTAGTTGTCGATTTTCTCCTCGTTGCCGACGAGGGTGCCGGTACCCGTGCCGCGACCGCGAAGCTTGGTCACGAGCGGGATGTTCATCTGATCGCCGCCGGACTTCAGTTCCTGCTTGATCCTGATGATGGAGGTAAGGTCCTGCCCCATGTAGGGGGAGAACAGGTTCTCGCGAACGAATTCGCGGTTGATTTCCTTGGTATAGACAACAAGCTTGTTGTTGTCCTGGACCGTAGTCAAGGCCATGGAGGTCTATCCTTTTGACGGGCGATGCCTGTCGAGGTCACCGCATTGCGTGGCTGAAAAGCGCCCCGTCGCTCATGTCGCTGTCCGCAGCGGTATTGCCGCCGGCAGGCATGCGGGAGAGGGACGGAGGCAGGCTGGTTAGGGGCTGTGAACGATTGGTGTTGGACGCCGCACCACTGCGGATGCGCTCCATGATCTTGGCCTGCTCGGCCGGATCACTGAGGCGCTTTTCGATTTCAGCATTCAGCCATGCATCAGGATCGTTGCCGACGCGGGCAAAGGCCTGCTGCTGTTTGTGCCACTTGATCAGCTCTTCGGCAGGATCATCGGAGGCGCGAAGCTTGGAAATGAACTGCTGGCCGTCTGGCGTGTTCGCGGCTTGCGCGAGTGCCTGTTCGGCTGCATCGAATACTTCCTTGCCGTGTTCCTTGATGGCCATGCGCATGGAGAAGTTTGCCGCTTGCGCGAGAAGCCTCTGTTCCAATGGGCTGATCTGGCTCTTGAGGTAGGCATCCGGGTCATCCCAAAGGCTGGCCGGCGGCTGTTCCTGCTGTGGCTGCGGAGCGGGCTGGCGGGTTGCCTGGACCATTCCGCGGAGTTCCGCGATCTCACGACGTAGGGCCGCTGCATCTGCTTCGGCTTCACGGCGCTTTTCCGCTTCGGCCTTCAACCGAGCCTGGGGAATGCCGCCCTGTGGGTGGGCTTCTTCCGGGCCTGGCTGTGCTTCTGCGATCGGCTCGACAATTGCCGCCGGTTCTTCAACCTTCGGTGCAAATCGTCCGATTTCATCGCGGGGTTTGGCTGCTGGTTCGTTGCTGACTTCCGGCACGACACCGTCGCTACCGGACATGATTTCGTCCAGTTCGTTCACTGTAGTCTCCTGATCGTGGGAGGTTTCACGGATCGCCCTTATGCCTGGCGGCGGCTTTCGCCCGTCTAGTCGGCGGCACTCTGCTTGTTACGGACAAGCGGCCGAAATCGCCCTTGAAGATGGCGGCTCTTATTTTTGCGCTGTGGCGCCGTCCCTCGCTTGACGAAGGTCGGCACCCTTGAACGCAAATCTCTCTTCGCGGCTCCGCTCCTGCTCGGCCTGCTGGTTTGCCATTTCGACCGGGGCAAGTGCCGTCTCGGTCCTGATCTTGTCGGTTTCCGCCATGAGCTTGACAGTTCCGGCATCCTTGTTGCGGATCTCGGCCTCTGTCTTGGCAGCGTCGATCATGTTCGGGCCTTGACCGGGCTGCTGCATGCCGGCTGCAGAAGCGTCGGCCATGGCTTTTATGGCCTGCGCTTCCTTGAGCTTGGCGGATGCGCGCCGCTCCATGACTTCCGCTTCCGCTCCGGCCTGGGCGAGTGGGTTGGACTGCGCTTTCTTTTCTAGCGTCTCCAACATCCGCTTCTTTGTTGACCCAGGCAGCGTAGAGGCCTCGATAATCAATTCCGGCGGCGTGTCGACACCGTTCCTCGCCATGAGCGTGAGAGTGTCGTAAACATCCTGCTGAACGTTGATCGTGTCTGGGCCTTCGTCGATGATGATATCAACGTCGAGGGAGCCGAGTGCGTTGACCAGCGCCGGAGCGCCCGTGTTCGGATCGACGCCCATCTGGTTGACCGCAAAGAACTGCGCCACCTGGTTGTCATCGGTCACGCGAATCCAGCGCTCGGATGTCCAATGCAGACGCACAGCGTTCCAGAGCGCCCGGTAAACGCGGATCTTCCAGCCCTTGAAGGCCAGCAGATACGGACCAAGCTCGGCAATGCCTGCCTGCTGCTGGATCTGCATCGCGCGACCAGACAGGTTATCGACGCCCTGCCCCATCAGGGCAGGATTGAAGCCGTAGTTCTCGATCTCGTTCTTTGCATCTTCGAGGAAGGCCAATTGACCCTGCAATTCGGTGCTTTTGGACGCATCGTCGAACTGCGGAGGTTCCGAGCCTTGCGGATACAGGATAACGCCATCGGGGCGAGCTGCTTCCTTGCGGATCTTCTCGATGTTGGCGCCAGTCCCTTCCGGGATGATGAGGCGACGGGTATTGAGCTGATGCAGGCCCTTGGCGCGGCGCTGGTTGATCTCGTCCTGGCTTGACTGCATGTTGCGCACGAAGCCGTAACGATCGCCCTCGTGGTCGATGTTGGCCGAGTACATGATGTACTTGCACTGCGTCTTGCCCTTCTCGTCCTTGAACGGAGAGACGCCTTCAGCAAGAATCGTCGAGCCGGTGTAGACGCAATAGCGCCATTCTCCGCCCTTGATGTACCAATGGTCGATGACGCGAATACGGTTGCCGTTCTCGCCCGTCGAGTACCACTTGTTGTCCGTGTCGGGGTTGCTGGTCAGTTCTGAGCCGGTTTCGAGCGATGCCCGGATCTCGTCTTCCTTATCGGGGAACTGTTCGACCAGCGCGTCAACGTCTGCCCATTTGCCAATGCCCATGAAACGAGCATCGGAGAAATCCCACTGCAGGGAACGCGGATCGTAAAAGAAGGACGACGGATCGACGACATCAAATCCGACTTCGATATCTCCGTTATCACCCTGCTCCAGCAGCATTTCAACGCCGGCAATGCCATCAACGGCGCCGTTCATGCCGCAGATTGGTGATTTCGTGCCCCATTCCTGTTCGTCGCAGATATACCGCAGCACGGCAGTCGCGATCTCCGCGCCTTCCTCATGCTTTGGAGTGCGGGGAAAGCCGCGAGGGTCCTGCTTCTGGCGCTCCAGCAGCCCGACGACGGCGTTGATCTTGCGGCCGATGCGATTGTAGGTGACGACAGGTTGCTTGCGGTCGTTGAACACCTTGATCTGCTTGGCCGTGTACTGGACGCCATGGTAATAGCGCCGCGCGTTCTGCTGCTCCTTTATTTCCTCGTTCTTGGTTTCGAGATAGGACAGATAGCCCTTCTTGAGCGCAAGGTGATCCGTGGTCGCAATAGCCTCTGTGGGGCCTTGCGCCGGTCCGCTCCCCTGAACATAACCTGTGTGATTGGCTGCAAGCATCAAAGAGCCCCGCACATTTGCGCTTTGGTCTTGATCCAGCGCGAGAACGTATGGCCGAAGAAGTAGGCAAACACGCCGTACACACAGGCGTTGTCATCATAGCCAAGGCGAAGGACCACATACGGGTATTTCCCGATAACGATCATCGGCCAATCATTGCTGCGGCCCGTCCATGTATGAGCGTAAAACGTGCGCATCAGTAGGTCATCCAGTCCCCAGCATCAGCCGGTTCACGAGCAGGGCGATAATCCTGATTGATCTTCTTTTCCGGCGGTTCTTCCTTGGCGGCTTCACGCCAGGCAAGCCCCAGATACCGGAAGGCGGAACCGATATGCTCTGCCCAATCCTTCACGGGGTTTTCCCGGAAGGTCTTGAGTTCGTCATCCCATTCGCGGCGGTAGTTCTTCAGACCGTTGGTGCCAAGTTCCATACGATCGCCGCGCTCATCGTTGCCCTTGTGGAATTGAGCAACCTTGATCGTCTCGCGGCCGGCGGTCAGACCGTCTGCTACCGAGACCTTGCCGACCCTGCAGGGTTTCCGCTTCAGGGAATGCAGGATCTCGATGCGAGTGCGCTTTGATCCCCATTCGGTGTACATCGCGTCATGAGGAACGTAGTCGTTGCCGTGATAGCCCCGCTCATCAAGCCAGCGGCACCAATCGCTTACGTCTTCCGACTCCGGCCGGTAGAAATCCACGATGCGGGGAGCGCCCTTGATGACCTGGAAACACCAGATCGGGTTGTTGACCGCCTTGCCGAGGTCCCAGGCCGTATGGACCGGGTAACGCTTGTCGATCTCGACATCCAGCAACCGGCCCTGTCGTTCGGCCTGCGCCATCTCAGCGCCCCAATAGGCCCCGACCATGGCTCCAGCAAACGAGCAGTAATACTCCTGTTCGAACATCGCGCGGCCAAGCTCAAGGCCGAACATGTCCTGATATTCCGAAAGGCTTTCCGCGAGCTGCGCAGGAGTAAGAGCACCGGTATCCGTGATGCTGGACAGTTCAGCGAACCAGTTGTCATTGCCAACCGCCCGATCGTACATCGTCTTGGCGTGGTTGTTGCCGCGGGGTGTGGTGATGAACGCCGCGGTTCCGCCCGACTCCTCGATCATCGGCTTGTGATAGGCCCAGGCTGCAGGATTGCAGAGAGCCCATTCCGAATACGCTATTCCAACAGGGCCAGAGCCGACCGTTGCATCATACCGATCGGAACCGAGAAGCTGCCAGGTAGAGCCCCAGACGGTTTCGATGAACATGTCATTGTCGTTGACGCGCTTGCGGATCTCGGGAGGGAATGCCTCGTCGATCCTTCGCTTGCCCGTATGGCCGTTTACCCCGTTCCAGATCGCCTTGCGGGCCTGAGCGTATTCCGGGAAGCAATGCCAGTATGTGCCGACGCGCTTCTGTGAAAGCTCCCTGAAGCCGTTGAGGACGATCTCATCCTTGCCCCAGCGTCGATGGGCAATCTCGATCAGCCTCTTCTTCTTCTGGTTGACCAGAGCCTCGTGAAAGCCGCGCTGATACCAACGCACCCGGAATTGGTATTCAGCCATTGTTATCGGGGATGGCTTCGTAAATGGTCTTGAAGGTCACGGACAGTTCTCCGTTGACACTTGCATCAACTTGCATCGGAAGCACTTTACCCAGGAGGGCGAGGAATGGTCCGGGGTTCTCTGACGCTTGCTGCTCCAGGTATGAAACCAGCCCGTCCTTGCCGACCTTGTTGCCAGCCTCCGTAGCCGCCTGCAGAATGGCGTCCTTGAGCAGTGCAGTTGTTTTGTTCACCGCGCCCTTCGGTCTGCCCATGCCGGCGCGTGGTGGCTTCCTAGCTGTATCGGTCACTTCTTTAGTGCCTCCTACAGCCTGCCCATTAGCAGCAGAACGACGAGGATGATCACCAGAAGGCCGATGCCTCCCGATGGGCCGTAGCCCCAGCCTTGGCTATGAGGCCACGACGGGAATGCACCGACGAGAACCAGAACGAGGAAAATAATTAGGATGGTGGTTATCATTTCAACCTCCTAGAGAGTGTAGCTAATGTCATTGGCGCACATGATACGGTCGATGTGCTGACATGCCGTGTCGATGTCAGATCGGAACCACTCAGCGCCAAACGCTCTCGGTTCGCCGAACGTAGACAAAATGTGTGCCTCAAGCTTTTCGAGGTCGATAAACTCTTCGCTGATGCAGAAGACGCGTTCGTCAATGATCGCATCGCCAGGTGACAAATCCCAATTGGCATAGGACCGGCGGCGGTTAACCCATTTCCGAGTCATGCCAATCTTTACCTTGTCGGGATGCTGCTTGATCACCACCGCGTAGATGTAGAGACCAGATCTACCGCTGGGGGAAAAGTCCGTAATAAGCTTCGTGACTGGTCTTATTTCTGCTTGCCGCTGAGCCCTGCGCGCCTCTGACTTCGTCATCCGCGGCTTGCTCGGAAGCGACGGCTTCTTCAGATTAAGGCAAACCGCGCAAACGAATTCATGAGAGAACGGGGCGTGGGAGTAACCAGTCTGCTGTAGGCACTTCGAGCATACGACGTTATAGACTACAGAACTCATGCTTTGCCTGTTCTCCCTGAGCATTTGGCGATACGAATCTTCTACCAGACAGCGACAATTCCCGTCGCCGTGGTCCCTGTGGCCCTCACCCTGGAAACTGCCAGAGGGTGCAATCCTGCCTCTACGGTGAGCGAGAGGGTCTGACCGCCACGCATGACGACCGAGATCGTGCCTGCTACACCTATATACAGGCCTCGGGAGACGTGGGTCAGGTCTGCGGAGTCGCTTGGGGTGACTTCCTCACCATTGGAGGCAGGCCCCAGAACAGCAACATCAGCGCCGTAAGGATTTGTAGCGGCCATGGGTTGATCCTATCCTAGCTTTTGATGATGGGGCGGTGGGGTTAGGCGACCGTGTACTCGATGTAAGGCTGCAGCAGCGGGCGGGTGCCTGCTCCGAGGAAGTCATTCGTCGGCCGAGAATAGAACCGCAGCTTGTCGCCTGAGACCAAGCCCGCGAACGTTCCAGACGCGAAGGCCGTGGCGAACGGGGAAACCGGTGTCGTCGGGTGTTCCTCCGGCAGGAGATCGGCCGCGAGATCGGATGGCACGTTCTTGTACCAGGCGGGCGCGAATGTGACGTTTCCGCCTTGAACAATGCCTGGCCGAGCTGTGATACTTCCGCCATTTGCAGGAACAGCGATCGGACCCATCTGGGCCGATTGATTGGTCGGAACATGCGGGTTGCTGGTAGCGCCGCCCTGTACCCAATCGTCTCCGAGGTAGATCGGGCGGGCAAAGGCCTTGGTATCGACCTGCCGTTCGGTCGGCTTACGGAACCGCAGTCGGATAGTTCGGGCCGAATTACTTACCGTCGTGGACAACCTAGCCGTAAAGGCCATCGTGTAGTTGAGAGCCAGCGCCTGGATGTACTTGGGCACCGTGCGCCAGAAGCCATCGAACTGCCCGTTCCAGTTTCCAACGTTGGCATCAGCAGCGCCGCCGTTGAGCCAGACACCCTGATTTCCGCCGCCCTGTGTTGCGCCGAATGTCTTGAGGCCATCGGTATTGCCGCCGGCCCCATCGTCGATGCGAAGACCGCCCATCCACTCATTGCGAGCGCCGTAAGGCTGCCCGGTATGGGCGAGGTTTGTGAGCCGGTTCCATGTGACCGTTCCCTCTGCCGAAGGAACCCCGGTAATCGCCGCAGACTGCTCACCCGAGACAACGTCGCAGGAAACTGCGTCGATGCCGGTGCAGAAGTTGCAAACGGCCCAGCCGGTCGCCATCCTGCCATTTGCGAAGAGCGGTTGAGCCGCCGAGCGCGCCAGAGTGAGGGCCAGCGCCGCATCGAGCCGGACGGCAGCCACGCTTTGCACCAACGTTGCCGCCGACAGTCCGTATGTCGCCAGATTGGCGTTCAGGAGCGTCCGCAGGTTTGTAGCCGTGTTGGTGGCGGCAGCACCGATATTGCACTGGTTGGCACCAGCCGCGCCGGAAGTGACGAAGGTGCATGTCGCACCGTTGATCGTGACTGTATCGCCGTTGGCCGGGTTGACCGTGAATGCGAGGGTTGCGGAAAATCCGCTGGAAACCAGGCTATGGTTCGTTTCAAGGTTCGCGCCAATACCCGCGTCAGGGATTGCGGCGACCTGATCCAGAACCTCATCGGCCGTCATGATCGTGCCGATCTGATCCAGATGAGCCGCGATCAGTGGCCCGGTGTAGTCCCCGCCCTTTTCGTTGAAGTGAACCCCGTCCCAATACATGGTGGCGGTATTGAACCCGGCCTGCCACGCTACCTTGTAGGCGCTCTTTCCGTCCGCGATGAGATCATCGATGAAGGCCTCTTGCGCAGCCCATATCGCGGCGGCATCAGATTCGGCAATGTTGGACGGCGGTGTCGTGCCGATCACATAGCGAAGGTCGGCGTTCGCAACGAAACGATTGGCGATCAGGTCGGCGCCCCAGCGGGCGATAAACCGGTCAACGAACTGTTGCTGCGTCTCGCCGCCGCCCTTGGACAGGGTGTAAGGCGGGTTGTGGCCCATGGAAGAGAGCAAGACTGACGGGTTCAGAGCGTCTGTGTAGCCCTGCCGGATGGTCTGGTGATCATCCATATTATCGCCGGAGATGGCCTGGTTGCCACCCTCCAACTGTCGGAATACCGCTGAACTCGCCATAAGCGCCCGATCGAGCGGGTTTGACAGGCCTTTGGTTGTGCCCTTGTGGTGAAGACCATCCCCGAAATCTACGACGATGGCGTGTGCCGCAAGCCGCTCTGTCGGAGCAGGACCACCCCCACCGCCCTTACCTTGGCCGATGCCTATCCCTATGCCTATGGAGATACCCATGGGGCTCATGTTATTCTCCGAAGGTGAAGGGTTTCGGTGTGCCTAGCCTGGAGGACCGTTCCGTCTAAGGGGCTTGGGAAGAGATAGGATCGGAATTACCGATTGTACCGTCGGCGAGAGCAGCGCTATGATATTTATAAGCAATTTGGCTCAAGTCGACGAAAAGACAGTCATTCCGTCGGGGCTTGCCGTTGTACCTGTGAATGGGCTCGGGAAGGACTGGGCGACGATGCCGGTTTCGTCCACAGCGCCCAAGAAGCATTTTCGCTCCCCGCTGCTTCATCCGTGCCGGCTGGCAGTAAGTCGTTTGTCCCAGCGGCGATGCAGCCTGTGCCGTCTTCCCGATTGGCTTTGGAATGGCGTATGGGATTCGAACCCATGGACTCCGCAGTTATCGCGTCTAAGCCGCAACCGGGAGCCTGTAGCTTGAGCTCACGTTTAAACCACTCACGCAACGCTCATTCCAAATGACTGTGCGCCTTGCGCAAATCACCACTATAGCTAATCTATAGCCTGTTCGTTGTAACGGAGCAATAGGCGTCAAGCGCTCTTACGTTTATTCCCACCGCTTGCATAGCCCCAATTGCGAGCCAGTTCGTCGAGACCATCCTTTAGATAATCTGTAAGCGTTGTGCGCTCGCGATGGGTCTTGGCAAGCTCCTGGATAGCGTATCCTTGGCCGGCGACCTTGCTCATGATATCGTATGCTCGATTGCCGAGGGCCTGCTGTGCGCGCTTCAGTTCAAGGCCGGCGCGGATCTGCCGTTCCGTCAATGGTTCTCGGGCGCCCCCTCCATCGACGTGCTCGCGACTGTAATCAAATGACCCAGCCCCAGCGCCGCCCATGGATTCCCACAGAGACCGGAATTTATTGGCGGCTGCCAGTTGGGATTCGTCGATATGCTTCCGAGCCGCAAGAGTGACGATCGCGCTTTCCCTGATATTGAGGCTGGCCTTGATCTTGATCGGGTTGGCGCCCTCACCGTCGTGGGCCTTGGAATAGTAGGGGTTGTCGACATAGACGCTCTCCAGCCGTTCCTTTGACTGCCAGGTCGTCACAATCTTCTTCGGTCGTTTGGGTTTTGCCGCCGCCATGGTGTTCCCTCGCTGTTATTCCAAGTTAAAGCTACGTGGCTCGCCGCATTCTTCGCACACGCAATAAGATCGAAATCCAATCAACACCTTATCGCGCGTCCGAACGACTTCCTGTCTCGAAGTCTCTTTCCACTTGTGGCGGTGCCCCTTGGAGATGAGCCACGCGATGAAGCAGACGGCGGCCATGAAGGCGATGAACTCTACGCTCCCAGCGCTCATCTCACTCTCCTTCCTTGGGCTGTAGAGCGGGGGCTTTGTCTCTCATGCCCGTTTCTCGCATCTTGATTAGGTAATCAGCGGATACGCCCGTCATGAATTCGAGCTCGGCCAGCGCAAGCTCAATGCCACGGTCAACAATCGCCGTAATCGATGGCTTGTAAGGCATCGCATTGCGGACGATCTCCATGCGCTCTTTGACGCCAGATTCAAGTCGGACAGTCAGAGTGTCTGGTTTGTTGATACCCTCCTTCATGCCGCCACCGACTGTTCTGGCGCCGGACCGTCGATGAAGACAACCCGCGGCATCGTGACCTTGGCACCCGAGAACGTGGTTCTCACCACCCTGTCGATGTGGGGCGTTGGCACGGCCGGTGGGCGCTTGGGCCTCTTCGGCATGGGCGGCTGGTTCTTCTTGACCGGCGTTATGATAAGCCTCTTCGGGAAGAGGTCTCGATTGCGGAAGGCTATCCCGATTACGGAATCCCGCGTCGTGCCGAACTTCGATGCGATCCTTCCGAAGGAAAGGCCCTTGCGATAAAGCTCTGACGCCGCGACGATGTTTTCAGCCGTCCAGATAATATGCCGAACACCCATCTAACCATCATCCTTTGCTGTTTGAGTTGTTGCGCTCATTTCCATACTCCGAGGTGTCTAAGCTTCTGCTGGGCCCGCTCGTCGCCCTTGATTGCCAAGGTGAGGAGCTTCATCTTCTCCGGGGCGACCGTGGGGGCCTTTGGCTTTGGAGCGGGGGGCTCTATCTTCGGCCGGCGCTGGGCGGCAATCATGTTGGCCTCGTCCCTGCATCGATCGGCGAACTCTGCACACGACGGGGCGAAACGATTGTCTTCCCGCTTGACCTTCCCCTGGATGAAGGCGACCGCCGCGTTCCTGACTGCCTCCAGTTCGATACCGTGAACCGCGAGGATGTAGGCCCCGACCTGTGCGTCAGGATCAGTGATGGACGAGGCCGGGAAGCCCGAGAGCATCGCTGAAACGATCGTAGCTGGCGTTGAAATCTCTTGCCGCATCGGCCACAGTCCTTTTGCCGTTTCTGTTCGTGATGGGGTCGGGCTCGTCCCAATAGCTTTCCGCTCGGAGCCATGAAGCCGGGTATGGAACGAACTGAGGATCGCGCCGGCTGAGATCCGCCAGGTTGCGCGCCAGACCGTTCATGATGTCCTCGACGGTATGGCCCTTCTTAAGGGCTTGGCCGAATGCCTTCTCCGCATCGCCGCGGGCCTTCTTCCGTGGGTATGCTCCGTAAAAGTCTTCGAATGCGCTCATGCCTTTTCTCCGCTCGAAACCATCACGGCCCAATCGCGCTCTGCCTCACGCCTAGCCAATTCGGCCTCTTCTATTTTCGCAAAATGGCCCAAGCTGATACGCCGCCCGCGCCGTGAAATTGTCGCCTGCCACTTGCTGAGATGTGGTCTCCACCTGACGCCAGAGACGCCCGACTGGTTATTCTTTCGGACGCCCTTATTGTGGGCATTTCCTTCGGCACTCACCTCCCGGAGGTTGAGAAGCCGGTTGTCGGACCTGTCACGGTTAATGTGGTCCAGTTGGTTTTCGGGCCAGCGACCGTAATGAAGGAACCATGCAAAGCGATGGGCCAAGATTTTTGTGCCCCTCACCTTGATCCTTGTGTATCCGTTTTTCTCAGCGCTTCCGGCTACCTGACCGGCCTTTACAGACGCCCTAGAGAAAGAATGGGTGATCACACCGGTTGACGGGTCGTAGCTGAAATTATCAGACGCCCACCGGCGGCAAATTTCCGGATCATTAGCCCTCACGGAACTCTCCTGATGAAACCATGACAGCGAAATCCATGGCGTCCTGCGCACTGTGCAGCATCACCACCTTGGAACCGCGCCAACCCTCGTTGAATTCATGCTGGTTCTCGTTGAGGCTCTTGCCGTAGCCCTTGCGGCCGGTCTTGACCTCGACGAGAAAATTCTTGCCCCGATGCCCGACGAGCAAATCCACTGGCTGATTGAGCCGGTAGACGCTGAAGCCGCATTGGATTAGCGTGGACACGATCTCCGGTTCAGCAGCATCGCGCTTGGCGGCTCTCCTCATCGGTTCCACCCTCCCCAGCTCTCAAAGCTGGTTCTGGCTTCTTCCCGTGAATATCGGTATGATTCCGTCTTCTGGCTGCCCATCGATGCGAGAGCGTTATAGACGACGGATTCATGCACCTTCAGCTTTCTGGCGATGTCGTAGGTGTCGAAACCGTCGTGCCAAAGGTTCAGGATCCGCGCGGTGTCCGTCTTGGCTGTCTCTGTGGTGGAGAGGGTCATGCTGCGCCTCCCTGAGATTGCCTGCGCTCCAGCGCTTTCACATAGGCGCCGCGAAGCTCAGCAAAGCACTCGATGTCTTCCTCACGATGCTCGATATCCAACTCCGGGCGCTGCTTCTTCGTGCCGCGGCCAAACGTTTCAAGCCATGTGTTGGCGGACCAGATCTTTCGATCCATCCAGTTCAAAATTTGATCCGGGGTCTTCATCCTCATGCCTCGTTGATATGCTGTTTGAGGGGTGGGGTTAGGAAGTGGTGAGAGCGGATAGGATGCGTTGCTCGTAGTCGGCTTGAGCGGCAGCCTGGGCGAGTTTTGGGGTATCGAAGGAACCGTCAAGGACGTTCACTGCCCAGCATTCCCGATCGCGACCGTGCTCCCGATAAACAGCGTACCGAGTGCCGAGAGGCGTGAGGGCGGTTACATACTCATCCCACTCCAGCGGCTTCACCCTGACGCCAGCTGTGTCTTGCTCTTGCTTATCGGTCATTGTCTTGGTTCCTTGTTCTGTGGGGCTAGGCGGCGGCGCGCCATTGGCTCGGGAGCCCGTAGACATCGATGAATGCTGCGATCACTTCTTTCGCGGCTTCCGGTACGATTGCATTGCCGCCAACGCGCCAGAGATCCACTCGTCCGGGAAGCCCATCAACCAGAAAGCGAAGACCGGATTTGGCGCGCCG